TAAGTTGATAGAAAGGAATGAGTAATGATAACTCCACATAGTAGTTGGAACATCATTGATAGTACCAAACTCAATGCCTTTCTTGAATGTCCTCGATCTTACTTTTATGAGTACATTCTTGGTTGGCGTAGTGAAGCTCCTAACCTTCACCTTGAGTTTGGCAAAGCATGGCATCTTGCTATGGAACATCTTATCCTTCACGGCTATGATGAAAATAGTATAAAGGATGCTTACCTTAAGTTTCACGAACATTATAGAAGTCACTTCCCAGAACTCCTGGATGAAGTCAATACTCCCAAAGATCCTGCAAATGCACTCAAAGCACTGGTTCAGTACTGTAATGAGTATAAGGACGACAAGTTCACTCCTATCTATACGGAGATCGCAGGAACTGTACCTATTGATGAAAACAAAGTTCTTCACTTTAGAATGGATTCTATTGTTGAAGAAGATGGTATGATTAGGAGTATTGAACATAAGACTGGATCAACTCTGAGCCGACAGTGGACTGATCAGTGGAGCTTGGCAATACAAACTGGAACATATAACCACGTCTTGTATTGTCTATATCCTGCTGAGAATGTTTGGGGAGTAGAGATCAATGGAGTTTTCTTCCAGAAGAAGGAGAACAAGTTCCAAAGGGTTCCTGCTAGACGCAACCTCAGTATGATGAACGCTTGGCAGTGGAATGTATGTCATACTATGAATATGATAGACTTTGAAACCAAGCGTATGTTTGATGTTAAGGAAGATGATGAAGTCATGGAGGCGTTTCCACAAAATCCTACAAACTGTACGAAGTACTTCGGTTGTAGGTATCATGACTATTGTCTTGCTTGGGCTAACCCAATTAGTAGATGTGACGAAGTCCCACTTGGAATGAAGCAAGAATGGTGGGATCCTGCTGCTGAAGAAACAACTGCTAAACATATTTTTCACTTGAAGGGAGAGAATAATGAGTCTTGATATTCAAAAAGAACTGTCTGAACTCCAGACAATGTATAAGGATAACGCTCGAACAAATAGCTTCAACGCACTGATCTATGGTGCTATGGGAACTGGTAAGACAAACATTGCTAGGACTTGTCGCAAGCCTGTCTTGATCCATAGCTTCGATCCTGGTGGAACTAAGACTGTTCGGGATGAAGTTGAGAAGGGAACTGTGTATGTTGATAATAGATTTGAGAATGAAGATGCTATGAATCCTACTTCATTTGCAGCTTGGGATAAGGAGTATCATCGCTTGAAACAGGGAGGTATGTTTGATAAGATTGGCACTTTCATTATTGACAGTGCTACGACTTGGTCTGCAGCTGCTATGAATGTAACACTTAAGAAAGCTGGTAGGCCTGGAGGTACTCCTCAGCAGAATGACTATCTACCTACAATGGTATTGCTTGAGAATGCGATCAAAGATATAACAAGCCTTCCTTGCGATGTTATCCTTATATGCCATGAAGACACTGATAAGGATGAGGCAAGTGGTAAGATGTTTGTAGGTCCACTTTTTATTGGCAAGTTAAAGTATAGAATTCCAATCTTGTTTGATGAAATATACTATGCTTGTACTAAGGAGAATAGTTCTGGAGTTAACTACTTCTTCCTAACACGGGCAACAGGCTTGTATAAAGCAAGAACTAGATTGGGGAAAGGAGGAATCTTCGACACATATGAAGTACAAGATGTAAAAGCGTTATTGAAGAAAGCTGGTTATAATACAGAAGACAAAACAATCTAACAGACGTCGACGACGAAGACGACAACGAAAAAGGAGAATAATATGAGTTTCTTAGGACAGAATTTTGATGAAGTGTTTGAACCGAAAAGCGTTAAAGAAGGCGAGTACCAACTGCGTGTTCTGGATGCACAGACTAAGACAAGTACTAAGACTGGTGGAGAGTATATATCTGCAAAACTGGAAATTGTGGGAGAACCTGAGGCTAAAGATATCAATCACGTTATGATGATGCCTACTCAGAATGATGATCTGAAGCAGCGTAATAAGAGACTTTCTGCCATCGCCAATTTCCTCAAAGCCTGTAGTCTTGATCCTGCAAGCACTAACAATATCCAGGAGTTAATCGGCTGTACCTGCTGGGCTATTTTAACTGAGGAAGCTGATCCTGAATATGGTATGCAGAATCGTATTCGCAAGTTTGTTGCTGGTAGATAATTACTAGCATGTAGTGTGTTGTATGATCCAAGGAAGGGAGGTCTAACAAGGCCTCCTTTCTGCGGATTTAACTTCGTTCAAATATTGAACAAAGGGGATTAATAATGAGTAGAAGGCTATCAATAATAATAACTGATGCTGAGCAATGTAGGATGCGAAATGTAATCCCTTGGGGATTCATAAGTAGAATAATGCGTATACTTCTACTTCAAACTCTTGACCTTGTTGAGAAGCATGGAGACATAGTTCTTGGTGCTTTACTAAGTGGTAAGTTAACAGCATTTGATCTTATAAAAAAGGAGGTGAGTGATAATGGAGCTATCGGATTTGAAGGAGACAATATCAAATCTTAATGATGAAGAGTTAATGAATTTGATAAGGGGAATAAGAAGTAGTAGAAGAACCGCAAAGCCTAAACCTGACGCTAAGCCAAGGGCAGTTTCTACTAAGAAAGAAAACCCAGTTAGTTTTGATGCACTAATAGGATCAATGTCACCTGAGCAAATGGAACAACTTATAAACGCACTTGAATCGGAGGCTAAGAAATGATAGAACTAAAAGTAATAAATATAGATCAAATAACTTTTGGAGAAAGGTTCAGAGATGAATATGGAGATCTTGATATACTGGCTGCATCTATTAAGAAAGAAGGTATCATCCAGCCTCTCGCAGTTAGAGCTTGTGTTGGTGATGAAGAGTATATTCTACTTGCCGGAGGGCGCAGATATAAAGCTTGTAAGCAAGCTGGTATTACTGATATTCCTGTTCGTATCTATCCTGATACTCTTAGCGATTTGGAAATGAGAAGTATTGAATTGATGGAGAATGTAGCTAGGAAAGATCTAAGTTGGGTTGAAGCTACTAATCTGAATAAAGAAATTCATATGCTTCAGCAGGAAATCTATGGAAAGAAAACAAGTACAAGTCCTGATGCTACTGGAGTTAGCCTTAGGGATACTGCAAATTTATTAGGTGTATCTTTTGGAGGTCTATCAGATGATATTAAGTTATCAAATGCAATAGAAGCTTTTCCAAGTATCAAAGAAGCAAAGACTAAAAGCGATGCCATGAAGATGCTTAAGAAGATTCAAGAAGAACTTGTAATGGCTGAGATTGCAAAGCGATACAAGGATAAGAATGCTGATACACCTGTTGATGTTCAGCGTCATACACTTATGGGAACTTATATCCTCTGTGACTTCATGGAAGGAGTTAAGAAAGTTCCAGATAATACTGTTGATATAGTTGAACTTGATCCTCCTTATGGTATTGATCTGCATAATATAAAGAAGGATGGTGAGCATAGTACTAGAAACTACAATGAAGTACCTGCAGAAATATATCTTGATTTTATTAATAAAGTATTTAAAGAATGCTATCGTGTTATGTCAGAAAACAGTTGGATACTTTGCTGGTTCGCACAGGATCCTTGGTTTGAACCTTTATATCAAGCTGCTTATCGTGCTGGCTTTAGAGGTAGTCGTATTCCTGCTATTTGGTATAAGGAGAATAGTAGTGGTCAGACTATGCAGCCTGCAACTTCCCTAGGTAATACCTATGAACCTTTCTTTTACTTAAGAAAGGGTAGTCCTAGTATAACAAGGCAAGGTAGAAGTAATGTCTTCAGCTTCAAGGTTGTACCTAGTAGTAAGAAAGTTCATCCTACTGAACGTCCAGTTGAATTGATACAAGAAGTAATCCAAACCTTTGGATGGGAAGGCTGTAGAGTTATGGTTCCTTTCCTTGGTAGTGGTAATACCTTACTTGCTACAAGCAATCTTGGTATGTCTGCTTTTGGATATGACCTGAGTGAGGAGTATAAAAATGCCTATATCATTCGAGTTAATGAGGCAAGACCTGGAAGCTATAAATCATACAAAGAGGTGTAAGATGATAGTTAATCCTACTAAACGTATGTGCTATCCTGATGGGCCTATTGATGCAAAGATAGCCTTCATTGGCGAAGC